TGGGTCACCTGCCGAAACGGCGCCGGCTAAGGTAACCTTAACAGGCAAACTACCCTCCAGAACCTTGCGACTGGTACTCGCATCAACAAAAGCCATTTTTCATTACTCCTTTCCAGTTGTCAACAAGATGTCAACAACTTAGTCCGTGACGCCGATTAAAGCGGCTGACTTGACGGCGCTGAATAGAGCCAAAGCCACATACCACTTGATACGGGTTCGGGAAGCGTCTTTAGTCTCCAAAGAGCCGATAGGCTCGACAGTTATTTGACCAGGTGAAGTAAGCCCAGCCAGGGCACCTTCGCCAAACGCCAAAGCGTAGATGACTGAACTGGTGGCACCGGTGGTTAAAGTTTCGACACTACCGACAAGGGTGTGGGTATCGAGTATCCAGTCACTTATACCGATGGGAATGCCATTCCAGAACTGGACGAAGTTGCCCCACTTGTCCCTGTCGGTCTCCATCATGCCAGAGCCGGCTGCCCGGACAAGGGCGTTTAATTTACGCCTCGACCGACGACTCATTAACAGCATCTCGGGCTTGCCGCCTTTTACAGCATCGATTAGCTGGTCGAGCTTAGCCAGAGTGAGGGTAGCCCCGGTGGCTGACATAGCGATGACCTGGTCACTGGCGGTCTCGGTATCGATGAGCTTGCGCAAGCCGGTAAACTGCTTAGGACTGACGGTAGTATCACCATAGATAAAGGTTTCCTCGAACTTGTGCCGTAGAGCCTTCGCCTTAAGCTCGATGATGGCGCCCTCGAGGTCTTGGAGATTGGAGCGGGTAGCCTTCAAGAAGTTATCGACATCGGCGTCTCCGCCCATAATCTTAAGGGTAGCGGTGACCTGGGTGAAGGTCGGCGTGGACTCGACCCAGGTGTCGCCCACATCGTAGAAATCGATGGTAGGCAGGGCATTCTCCTTGTTATAGGTTAAGCCGTTGCCGACAATCTCGATGAAGGGAAGGAGCTGAAGGATAGGCGAATCCTTGACGATGGTCTCGATGATACCCTGGAGAAGGATATCATTGGAAAGTTTAGCTGCCTCAGCTAATGAAATTCCCATTGTTTACTTGTTACCTCCTTCTTTAGTGATGGCGTACTGGATTTTCTCACGTGGAGACAAAGACGACAGGTCGGGCGGAGTCCTGGGCGGCGCACCTGGTGGAACTTTACCTGCTGAGATTTCAGCCTGTAAATTGGTCTTAACCTGCGCAACCATATCCTTCGCTTTGGCGAGGGACTGATTGACGTCCTGGACTGTCTCACCAGTTATAAGGGAAGCGGGAACGGCGGGATTAGCCGAGACTAATGCTTCCTTATAAGAGGATACTAACTCGGTGATGCCGGTGTTAGCAACCGACAATAAGCCCTCATTAACCGCTAACTTATCGGTCAGGTCGGCGATTGACTGCTCCCACTCAGCCTTAACAGAAATACGGAGGGCTTCCTTTTCGGAATCAGCGGTCGATAGTTTCTGCTCGAGAGATGCCTTGTCGGTAAGGCTGGTCTCCAATGAGGTATTGGCAGTCTCGAGCGCCGTCTTTGTGGTGTCCAGTTCGTCCTTTAATGCCTGGAGTTCTTCTTCGGTCATAGTTCAATCCTTTTTATCCTTCACTCAGAGTGAAGGACAAGTTTATTACTCAACACCGGTCTCCTGAGACTGTACGGCTCTCTCTCGCTCTCCGCCTCTGGTAGAACGGGCGCTAAGTTCACGATTCATCTTGAGGATAGTAGCTCTCTCCTCAAGCCACCTGGCAAACTCTTGTTCGGGGTCTTTGATACCTAGCTCATCCATAGCATACCTGCGGGAATGGACGCCGGTCTGGACTAGGATTTGCTCACTATTAACCTGGCGCACTAAGTCCTGGGGTAGAATTGAACCCCACACCACACGTATGCGGTTCAAGCCGAATGACTGGCCGGCATATTTCTCCAGTAGACTAAGTATCATCCTGGCTCTCTTGATATAGGCTCCGGTTCTGATGATGCGTTTACGCTTAACCTTCTGAAGCAAGGGATGTAGCTCAATCTCCAGGGCAACGCCTGACAGGTCACGCTCGACACCACCAAAAGCCGCCCTGGGTGACTCTCCGACGTCGTGCATAGTGCGGTATATGAGGTCAATGTACTCGATGTGCATGCGGACGCCGCCACCCTGGAGCAAATCGAGGAGATATGCCTTAGCGTCCTCGGGTAGATTCCATACGGCACCGGGCTTAACGGCTATGTCCTCCGACTGCTCGATGTTCTCGAGGACGGCGATAGGGTTGCCTGATAGCTCCAGTATATGCGATAGCTGAGACATAGCCCTGTTAAGCTCTCTCTGAGATTCTATAATCTGTGTGATGTCGGATATACCCCAAAACTTCTTAGGCTCTCGTAGGTTAGGGTATATGACAAAGGGAATGAAGCCGTAGGGATTAGGCTTCTGCTCGATGAGGTCGTTGTCGAGGTAAAGCTCGAAGTCATTATCAGTCCAAAGCTCAATGATGATAGGCGACTTGGACTTAGGTCTGATGTTGTAAAGCATCTGGACTTCCTCGACCGACAGGGGATACTTAGAAGCTACGCGCCAAAGGCGGGATACATCATCACCGAGCCACCAGGCGTAAATCCCCTGAACATCGGGAGAAGTAACCCGGACTCTCTGCGCCTCATTATCCCAAATGACCTTGTAGCAAGCGTCACCGAGGATAGCGCAATCAATCTCGGTATCGAAGTCGAGCTGGTCGAGAATATTGTAGTCATGGACATAGTTAATAGCTTTCTCAGCGTCATGTGCTACGACTACATCCTGCTCGTTCTTGGAAAGAGCCTCGACCGCCAATACAACGCCTGACATTAAATAGCTGGTTATCTTATCGACAAGGGTCTTAGCGTAATTAAAGGTCAAGCGTTTCTCTCCACGGATAGGACGTCCCTGCCACTGGCGGCCGTGATAGAAATTTAAGAGGTCTATATAACCCTTAAGGCGGTCTCGGTCTTTCCTGGCGAGCTGTGCGAGTAGCGATTCTTTATTCATAACCTTTTCTTACTCCCCCCTTTGCCTCTCGTGGCTTATAATCAGAAATGGACTGTACCAGTAGTGCCAAGCTCATTAGATAGTCGTCGTGACCCTCAGAAATATCGACAAAGAAATTCATTGTCTGGCTTGGGCGATACTGGCTCTTAGCCTTCTCCATCTCAAACCAGAACTCCTGATACTCGGTAGACCCATCGCCGGCATACATTTTAAGCCTGCCTGAATTGATAGCGGCTAAAAGTCCGAAACCCAACTCAGATTTTGAGGGCTGAGTAAAGACGAATGGATTTATGTGGGACCCGATAGCCTTTCGTAGAAATGAATAAACTGGCTCACCGACACCGGTTGAGTCGACAAGAACACGCTTACAGCTCCAGACATTCTTAAGAATATCAACCAACTGTGGATAAAGGTCTGAATGTTTAGTACCAGTCCAAACATAATGCTCAACTATATTTATACGTGGCTGTCGCTGAATATGGTCGCAGATAGTGAAGTCAAGCTCGCCGATGGTGACAACAGTGGAATCTTGACGTGGCTGGATTGAATGTAGCATAGCCTCTTCTTCCTCCTCGGACTCACCGGCTAGGTCAATGCCTGCGATATAGATGGTATCGGGTTCAGGATAGCGTGAACGAGCATGTTTCCCTTGTAATTGAGCACGTTGAAGCTCATCGAGAAATCGACCCCCCCCCTTAATAGGTAGTAATCGATACTGAGTAAGAAAAAGCGGGTGGTCGTCACCTAGACGCTGCCTCTCAGCCTCGACATAAGCCAGGTAGTCGGGATTATAGGTAGCGACTTCTTCCCAGTCGTATCTGAAATGGCGTTTAATGCCGTCCTTGCGCTCAAGTTCCAGATTAGTCTGCTTAATTTCCTCAAGCAATGTAGCATCATCCCAGGCAGTACCATAGTGGACTGTGGTTACATTAGTGGTGGCACCCATAGGCTTGAAATCTTTGGTGTATTTATCCTTGCTGACATCCTGGGACTCGTCTATCTCTAGGAGGATATGAGCGGTATTGCCGACCACATTAGAGGACTCGTCGGCCGAAAGAAATACCACACGAGCATTGCCTAAGCGGACGATATAGCCCAGTTCAGCAGTCCAGATGCCCTCATAACCGACATCGTTCAACCTATCCTTCAGCCTCATCATGGAGATTATAGTTTGAGGCTTGAAAGTGGGGCTGCACTTTATAAGATTTTCAGGCTTAGACATATTAAGGGTTAAAAGTAAAACCTCAAGCTGTGCTGAAAGCTCATTCTTGCCGGCTTGCCTGGACATTTCGACTGAGAAGGTTAATCCCTTCTTCTCGAAGATACTGCCCAGGATAGCCAGGGCAACCTCTTGCTGGTAGGGTCGTAGCTTATTTAGCGACAACGGATGAAACTCCAATAGCGATTCCGAGGGGGGCTGCGATATCCTGTAAGACATTGTGGATAGCCTCTTTGAATCCTTTCTTATCAGATTTTGAAATGTTGTATTTAGTTTTGACCAGTCTAGCCAGGGTATTAGTAGCTTCCATGATTAGCCGAATATTATCGGGGTCATGAGACAACACGGAATTTATTTTAACCCGGAGTAAGGCAATTTCATCATCGATACCTTCGACTCCCTGGGCAAGCTCGAAATCAAGCTGCTCAGCCTCATCGAGAACCTTTGAGTAGAAGCCGTGCTTCCTAGCGCTTTGATTGCCCTTTAGGGCGCCTCTTTTTTTCTTTGGGCGTGACATTAGGTCTGTCTCCATTCTTCAAAACTTGAGCGGTAGCCAGTACGATTGTATGGGCTGCCAGTTCCCAATTTTGCTGCTCTACAGCTATTCGTAGTAATTTCATTATGACCTTACCTCTCTTAGATTAGGCTTCAAATATGGCAAGTCGAGGGCGTTGAATATAGAACGCTCTGTATCACCGGCTATTCGAACATCATCTTTGAATAAACCATCGCCACTAGCGTATAAGTGCATACCCTTTTGGTTAGCTGTAGTACATAGACGGATATTATGCTCTTTAGAGCCTGTGCGAATTAAGAGAAGGGTAGCCCAGGTTTCGGGAGTAGCCCAGTAAATATCGACTGGAAAGTCAGAAAAATAAAAGCTAGACATCTTTAAGCCGTTAGAACGTGTGGCATGAATCTTAGAATCAGCTATGGACGATACCATTGTTCTGACATCCATGAAACCTTTTGACATGAGATTAGACTCATCGGGAATAGCGACTACATCGATATCATGAACATGTGATTTACGACGTCGAATACTACCGACAACTCGGACCCGGGAGCAAAAAGGGGCGAGCAATGTGCAAAGATACGTAGCTAAAACACGAGCATCTTTTAAGTTCATAATCTATTCCTCCTCCCTCTTGTAAATTTTAACCTCTGTCATCCTGGGTTACCTCCTTTTATCCTTTTTATATCTGCTGCAGAACGAGCAATCATGTGAGCATATTTACCGCGTGAAAAACGCTCGGGGTCATTATTATTATTAGATCTATATATACCTCTATAGTTTGTTTTCTTTAGGTTGTCTTTAGAGGGTAGCTGTTTCTCGTCAGAATTGACGAATGTACTCGTCGGATTCGACGAGTCGGACTCGTCGTTTTTGACGAACACGGACGGATTCCATAATTGAGGAGGATTAACAGAATAAGTTGAAGGACGGCCAGGGATAATAGATATTATTTTTAATGAATGTAGGTGAAGCAGAATTCGAGAGATATTAGTACGTGAAATACCGGTACGGCGCTGGAAAAATATAGGTGAGATCTGGTCTTCATCTCTGAGGTAGCCATCTGTCTGACGCATAATGAATAGGACAACACGGAAATCCCTGCCTGAGAGCTTAGACAATGATAGTGCCTCGATGGTGGAGGTGTGATTTGGACAAAAGGAATACTGTATCGAGTTGGCGGTTCTTCTCATTGAGTAACCTTTCCATCGAGTAATTCAATAGCGCTAGCAAGGTGCTGGGGTACCAGGTCGAGGTAAATAGCCGTAGTAGATATATCGGTATGACCTAAAAGCTCCTGGATGGCTCTCAGGGATGCGCCTTTCTCCAATAAGGAAGTGGCAAAGTAATGACGAAGTCCGTGTGGTGATAGATTATCAATACCAGCCAGGTGGGAATAGCGTTTTACAATAGTGCAAAGACGGCGTGGCTGTATGGGGAATATCCTATCGTGGGAGCGGAAACCCTGTTTATCGATATATGAAAAAAGCGGTTGATAGATAATAGAAGAAATGGGAATGGCTCTATCCTTATCACCCTTACCATTCCTGACATAGATAAAACGGGTATGGCGACAGATGTCGGCAACGTGAAGGTTTAATAACTCTGAACGTCTCAAGCCGGTATAGACAAGAACTAAGATAATGAGGCGGTCACGTTCAGATGTATGCGATGCCCAATTATCAGACCTAGACGATATGACAGCTAACAGAGAAGAAATGTCTTGAGAGCTATGGTAAGTGGGTAGATGATGGAGCCGGGGAAATTTAATTTTTATGTGTGTGCCTAAATAAGACAAGAACGGAGCAAGCGCAGCGTAGTAAAGGCGACGAGTGGAGGATGCATAATTCAGTTCACGTAGATGGGAAAGAAATAGCCTGGCGGAGCGTTCAGAAATATCATCCTCACCTAACCAATCGAGGTAAGAGGTAATACACTGACGATATTTAGAGATGGTAAGCTGTGAAAGTTCATCCCGAAGTGATAGCTCATCGAGATATGATTTAATAAGAGCGGTTGATTGAGCTTGTGAAATCAAGTTTTGCATGGAGCCTCCTTGCCTAAACCATTATGAAGCTCAGAGACTGGATGCGTAATGGTACTTTGGTCGTTAAGGGGACCTATAACTCGGCTTATAGGTTTACTTGACCTAGCTACAGTTCGCTTACCCTGACCTGGATTAGAGAGATATAGCTCGGCAATATCGTAAACTGAATGCTCATCGAGTATGCAAGGATAGCCACGAGAGGGGGATGGAGATATAACAACTACCAGACCACGAGCTGCCCAACGGCTAAGAGTGGAAGGGGCAACGCCATAGATAGAAGATGCAACTCGTAAAGTGATAGGTGTACCCTGGCGTGGTTTAATTGGAATGACCATAAGAATAGTGTAACATATATTGTCAAGTGTTACAAGTGGAAGGAGTGGAAAATGGCTAGGTCGGTATGGGGACTGATCATGGAATTATACGGAATAGTGCCGTGGAAAGTTAAACCCCTGGGGACCAAAGTGACTATCCGAAATGGGAAAAAGCAGGGAAATAAAAAAGGGGACTCCAACCATAAGTAGATCGGAGTCCCCTCAGAAGGTAACCTCACTTTCGTTTATTAAACCTTCCGTTATAATCGGAATATAGACGTCGAGAACGCTGTAGCGCCCGAAAATCCTTCCGGGCGGGGCAATATTTACAGTGGCCGACACCCTCGGAATCTATAATCCAATGGTGGGGGCGTGGCGGATTATCATTCTTAAGGGTTTTCATTTGAACTATGCCCCTTTAATTTCTTACTTGATATCGATTTATAAACATTGGTGTCGACTATGGTTAATACCTCTGAGAGCATTCGTTTTTCATCAGAGGTATAAGCCTTATACTGCATGAGGTGGATCCGGGCTTGCAAAAGACGCCACTTTTTCATGATTTTCCTACATTAGATTCATCAGCTTTAACCTTAGAGTCGGGGGGTGAGTATAGAATTTTAAGCTTCTCATCTATAGCTACGATTTGAGACAATATGAGGTCGGGATTATCCCCTTTGACGGCAATCTCCCAACCATAGGTAGCGCGCTGACCTCGCTCAATCTTAATCTTTACCGGCTCGGCTGACCTGAATAATACTTCATCCATTAGATTCAACCTCCATTTTCTCAACTTGTGTTATATCAAAGACTGTGGCCGTATAGAACGTGCGAATTTCGGAAACTTCACCATCATTGTCTCGGGGACCGACAGGAAAGAGGATTGTAAAACCGTGCTGACCTTTAATGACATGGTATCCTGAACGTAACCACTGGCGATAACCGCCGACTATAGTGGGAGTAATGCCGTTACACTGGAGATAAACCATGTGGGTGTTATAGCGGCTAAGGGTGTGACCATCGATGGTAGAAATTAAACCTCTGTCTGTGAGTGCTTGACGTTGTTCATCGGAGAGATTTAAAAGCTGTAGGCGGAGCGCATTAACCTTTTCCTTTGTTTTGCTAACCATAATAAAAAATCCTTTCATTCCTTTCTTTGGATGGAAGGGAGGCTGACGACCTCCCCTCCATTATTTATTTAATTACCGGAATCGATGTCAGCTAGTTCTTCGTCGGTAGGCTGAAGGTGGGCTGGTAGCCATTTGTTACAACGATTGCACTTAAAGCGACGTCCGTATCGGGTTGATATAAGGGCTAATTGGTCTGACTCACTACAAATCGGGCATAGACGAGTCTGTTTTACCGGAGTGAATAAGTCATCCGAAGGGGTAGTGACAGGCTTTTGGATGGGCTTGTTGTTTCCGTTCTTGGCAGCTTCCCAACGGCGGTCGGGGACTGCACCTTTGGAGGTGAGGACGGTGATGGCTCTGGTGGCGAGGTCAACACACTCGGTGCCCGTGGTATCGGTTCTGACGGTAAATTGACAGTCAAAGCCATCGAGGTTGAACTTGACATTAAAACTAAACTTTGCTTCTTCCATTAGATTTGTCCTTTCTTTCTGCTCCGCCTCTCACCGGAGCGTGTCCTCACTGTTAAGATATTTAGGAATCGGTAGAAGAAATATTGCTATCGTGAATGAGCTTCTGGAGTTCTTTGAAGTCGGTTGAAAAGGATTGAGCAATGTGGGCATAACGGATAAGTACCTGCACAGCCTCTTTGACTTCGGGAGTAAGTATAGGGTCGGAGACTAATTGACCACAGAGCATAAGAGCGTTTCGCAGATCCATGAGAACCTCCTTTCATAAGAATTTCTACCGGTTATCGAATGAACGCTGTAAATTAGAACGGAGACTTGGGTCACGAGCGATACAGGATGGGCATATCCTTGCATCATTGGGTAACGAGCGGACTGAAAAGACTCTGAATTTAACGCTACATTGACGGCAACGATAATTGCGCCAGCGTCCTAGCCTGCCATATTTCTCACGGCAACGACTGTTATTAATCATACAGTCACCTCCTTTCTTTGCTTTTTCTCAGACCTGCGATATATATGAAACCGAGTACGACAGAAACGACATGCGCAATAAAGAACCCAAACCTCCGGGCGGTTCTCAAGGCGATATGCGTCTAGTAAATGGGCTTCGTTACCACAGCGACACTTGATATCGTATGCCCAGTTCTCCTTGCAAAGCTCACGAAAACGTAGTCCTTTATCAACGTAGTAATCATGAACTAGGGGCGGGTCGGGCTGAACGCCTGGCAATGAGAACGAATCAGGCTGAATAGACACATAGTAGAGGTACATCGGTGAGCCATAATTTATAAAGCGGTGTATGGCTGTAGACCAATCTGCGAGTGAATCAAAGCCGCTGAATCTAACCTTACCTGACAAAGAATCAATGGCGGACACTACACCAAGACTACGAGAATGGCATGTGCCCAAACCATCAATAGCTACATAGCTACTCGGTAGATTATATTCAAGGACTGTATAAACGAAACGGTTATTAGTTAAGAAATCCTTGACTGACTGAACATCAAAGCGCATTGAGCGATTAGCGGTAGAATATGAGTTTTCTTTCGGTGGCAATAAGACAGGGCGATTATTACTAAGACAAATACTATAATTATCAGAGCTGGCATCTGTACCAACTGAGTCTATAAAATCGTCACCTTCTTCTTCGTTAAGATATTGAAACGACTCGGGATCAAACTTACCTATAATTTTCGGTGGCAATAACAAAGGACGATAGTGACTAACGCCATCACGAAGATTATAAATATCCTCACGATGATAGTGGTCACCAAGCGAAGCACGAGCTGACCCAGGGCGAGAATAACCAGGCGCCAAACGAGCACCAGCAACCAAAGGCAACAAAGCCACGTGACCACACGAAGCACAAGAACAACGAACATAACCAGCACGAGTACCACGGCGAACAGAACAGACAGCCGAGCCACAAGAACCACAACAGACATAACGAACAGATGCCAAGACACACCTCCAAAAGAATACTCACCTCACTAGCTAACCAGCCAGCAGGCTAATCTACATATATGCCCTATGAAAAAAGACACATGTGCGCAAGTGGTGAAGCAGGCGGATGCTCCTTCCTTCCTATCCGCCTGCGTAATGCTTTAGCACATTTTCAGCAAAAAGAAATTGGATTATGTGCAGAGTTGAAAATGAGGCTGAAAATGCCACTTGCCCAAAGGGCTGACAGGTTGGGTTGGGATGGGTCTTGGGTCAGCGCCATGTGATAAAATCAAAAGACCTGCTGGCTGAACCTCGTACCGGTGGAGGTGGGGGGAGAAATAAAATCATCTTCCTAGTGTGAAGGGTGGGGCAATAATGGTTTCCCTTCCTTAAAACACGCAAACTGATTTGTAAGGGCGTGCTCTGTCTGAGAAAACCTTTTGTGGTAGGTAGGCACTATCCATTTTGTGTACGAGCGGGAGAGTGCGATTGAAAAAGCTGTTTTATATCATCAGCCTTTGGCTGTACCTTATAAAAAAGAGCCTTTCAGGGTGGACAGTATAGTTGAAACCTGGAAGTAAAACGAGCATTAAAAATTGCTTGAGGAGAGACGGAGCAATGATAGTGAACCAATGATGAACTATCAAAGAGGGGTGGTGGGTGGGGTGTGGGGTGGGGTGGGGAGTAATAGAGGTAGAATTAAAATAGTCTAAGGAATGAGAGGAACGAGAGAGGGAGAGAAGGAAAAGGGTGCCCACAGGTGGGGATGGGCAGCGCCGAGGCTAAGGGGTGTGGGCGATACCCACAGCACAAAATACAACATAGCACACGCCGAATCGGTTGAAATATCGAGCGATAGGGTACAGGGGCAGTAACCATCGCAATAGTGCTGTGGGTATTTATGTAATAGCCGAGGCGCTCGGTACAGTCTGGGATAGTAGGCGGTTTGATATAACGGGTTGGCGTGGGGTATATGTGTGGCGGTGCTATTAAAAGAAATAAGTGTTTTCGAGGTATTTGAGGGGATGTATAGAATACAACAGCGCCACAGGTAAAGTAGGGGTATATCACATCCTACGAGGTAGAACGAAGGCTGACCATATCCTTATTGAGAGCAAATACAGGCACATACCTATATACCTTAGTGCCTGCCGGCGAACCCTTAATATGGTCTGCCTGAGTGAAGGGTCGGGTGGTGTGGGGTGGGGCGGGGTACAGCCTTTCAGGAGAAACAAGACAAGGTATCATATCCTGGGGTGGGGTGGGGTGTAGCAGTCAGACCTATGGTATATATGGCAAGACAAAGCCACATCATAATGACCTGGCTAATGGATGGGTGGGGTGGGGTGGGTCTATGCGTAGACTCCTATGACTACAGTATCGGTTGGGTTATACTCATCGAATAACAGTACAGCAACATACCTACCCACTACCATATCAGCATTCAATATATTCCTGGCTACTGGGACATCTTCAAGGTAAGTAGTCTGACTTCCTACCAACTGAACTGATGCGGTATGAGAAACTGAATCGAATTGTTTTAGTATCCCCTTCTTTATATCCATAGCAATGGTGTGTTTAATAAAGGCTTCTTATATAAGCAGTCATAACATGTTCATTGTATCACGAGGGAATGCACATACCTATATACTCCTCTGTACTCCTCATGATATTCAATAGCTTCTCAGTAAGAATATCCTACATGTGAGCATTATATATCTTCTTATAGTGAGTATGTAGTGAGTATGTAGTGAGTATGAGAGCATCATTTTGTATTCGTTTTGACCCCGGTAATCCTGAAGGTACTGTACATGTATTTAGACGCCATAAACCTGTCTAGCCATATATAGTCATCAAAGGAAAAATCAAACAAATCCAAAACCGATTCGGTGGTCATATATAGCTTTGGATGGGTGATAACGAAGCAAAAGGGAAAGGACACGCTTATCCTGAGCTGAAAGCCCAGCCCGGGTATCGGTTATATCGATGACGTCATAGAGCTGCTGACCACAGTTGACCGGTACCCGGATAAATCCATCAGCCGACTCAATCTGAGCCTCTCTGAAGTAAGCGGTAGCGATTGCCTGAGCTTTAGCCAGGGTATCAAGATTAGTGGTGTAGAGCTGTTTATACCTATCATAGATTTTATCTATCTCAGTCCAGTCGAAGTTATCAGATAGAATGAGGGAATCATCGGAAGCTAAGCCTTCGACATGGAGGCGGTTGCATAAACAGGCACCAAAGCGATACTTAGCTTCGATAATGGGATGTTCCGCAGTTTGGGGCGTGACATAGCTATAGACCGAGCTATCGGAATCCAGGGGGTTTACCAGGTAGGCTTTGTTGCCTTCCAGGAATATGACATCGGGGACGAAAGATAGGAGCTTGCGGATAACAGATAGACCTCGGTTATTAGGGTTGATAGTGAACTCGTGGTAAGTACCGGTTATTGCGGCTGACTCTGAAATGACCTCAAGTTTCAAACCTACTCTAGCCAGGACAAACTCCAGCATACCTTTAATAGATAGCTCGTCGAAAGCATTATTCCAGCGGAACTGATGTCTGGCTCTCCATAAGTTGATAGTATTCCAGGAATCGTAGGCGTGAAGCTCGAGCGTAGACTTACCGCCAGAACTGATATACTGGTAGGCTTCGAGGATAAAGGTTAGACCTGAACTTACCTCATTACCATCGGAGGTAACATAACCTGGGCTAAACTCAATCTGGCAACCGATGGCAAGTGGGGATGGCAAAGAGGCATAATCACCCTCGCTATTATCAAGCTCAACGAGAAGGCTTCCCAGCTCCGGGTTCTGCTCGAGGCGGGCTGAGACAACACCAGGCGTTAAAACAAGCGTCTCAACAGCTCGTGAAGCCCTCCATACCCCTGCGGGACTGGTAAGCCAACAGTGAGTAGCGTCAAAGCAGATAGCAAGCCCATACTCTGATGATAGGTTAAAGGGGACTGGTTCTCGCCACAGGTTAGACAGGAAAGCGGTATCGGGTATCGAGTGGCTCCAGAAGGGGCGGGTGTAGGCTTCGACACCGGTAAACTTATCGATATAGACGGCTCGGTAAACATCGGGCTTAGCCATGAAGGGGCGGTGATACTGAAAGCCTGCCGCCGATTCAGCGGATGCAATCTCCTTTAAGTCCGACCAGGTGCTACCGGCGACATCGCCACCATCGCCGTAAATGACTGACCAAAGCTTATATTTGCCGGCGGAGTCCTTACCGGAGACAAGAAGATTCCAGTCGCCATAGTCGGTATAATCACTGGCGCCAGTAACGGCTAGAATGACCTGAGAAGATATAGGCTCGTGCATACCGTGGCTATCATTAACTGTGATGACGGATAAGATGACCTGAAGTAAACCAGTCTCTATATGCTCGCCTGATACTGGAGCGAGGACAACGGCAAGGATTACTTGCACCAGACCAGTCTCGGCGTGTGACTGGCGGTCGCTCTCTCCCTTGGCGACTAAGATAACCTGGATTAAACCAG